TCTCCTTTATGTAATATTATTTTCAATAAAGTAATTGTAAAATCTATTATTCCATTTTCTTTAAATCTATCTGTTTTGCTTAACCACTCTGAGAGTGCTAGTAAAACAGATAGAGTTGTGATTACACCCCAATTAACTATGAGGCAAGTAGTCATGCCTGACGCTTAAATAGATTCTCTTTTACAAGACCAAGAATAGTATCATCAATACTATTATCAGTAGTTTTTACATACTTCTCAAGCAATTCGATTACAAGATTTTTAACCGCAGGATGAGCAGCAAGACTAAGAACAATTGGTTTGATTGCAGAAATTACAGCCCCCATGATGACCTCCTTTAAATATACCTACTTTATTTATTAAAGTAATGCATCCTTACCATACTGCTTAATCACAGATTGTCTCACAATTTCCATTGCTTTTTTACGATTTCTTTCACGCTCTTCTGGAGTTACAAGATTACCTGGAGTATTTCTTGGTGGTCTTCTATAATCGACATTGGCATCTGCACCACCTCTCATTTGTCTATAATCTCGCATTTTATCAGACTCCTCTTCCCCAATTAATTTACCGTCTGGCTCATAGGACATTTTGAGTCCCATTGCTCTCATTTTATTTTTTACGAGGTTAAGTTTAGTTGGAATTTCCCTGGAATCGTTATCATCAACTTTTGGATATTTACCCTCTGACTCACATTCACTATCATTAGATTCCTTCATTGCACCACTTGCTTTACGATGACTCTTATATCCCTTTTGTTTCATCCAATTAGCAAGTGCCCATGGGTTGTCAATTTCTTTATGTTTTTTCATGGCTTTAACTGTGCCCTTGAATCCTGGGGGAGAAACTTCTTGGATATCTTCACCTTCTATTTCATATGAATTCATTTGAACTGAACCCACAGGTAGCTTACCACTCCTCTGAGCAGCTAGTTTCTCACGATTTAATTGTTCTTCTCTTTTTTGAAATCTTTGTAATGTTGAAATTTTATTTTTGTCTACTGATTGATTATCCGAAGGTGCAACTTGCTCTTGAACAGTCGGAAAAACTTTAATTCGTGAAGAATTATTTGCTTTACCCTTGATTTGTTTATTTAATTTAGAGTTAGAATCTTTTACTTCACCAATAAATTCCTCTGTGAATTTATTTCTATTAATGGCCGCACTGCGAACATTTCTACGATTCATTAAATACTTATCAGTTTTATTAACTTTACCATCATTATTTACATCATCATCCTCTTGCCCAACGGCGTCTAAACCTTTCCCCGATTTAACTTTCGCTGTACTTACACCCTGCTCATCTTCTTTTTCATTTGGGTGGTATCCTGTAAGTTCGACTCTAGAAATGTTAGGATTTGCACGAAGTTCAGAAATTTTAGCACGGGTTGCCCTGCGCCTATATGTATTTCTAGTTTTTTTGTCGGTAACCATAATCCAATATTTTTTATCGCCTGTAGCTTCAAGATAAAGTTCATATTCATTTGGTGTAGGTTCTTCCTCTATACCGTCTACAAATACTGTAGTTAGAGTCTCAACCAGAGAGTCTTTTACTCTATCTTTTATATCAAAAATATATGACTCCCCCATGAGTTTTTTTCTAGCCAACGTTTTAATAGCAGGAGGAGCAGGGGATTTAGCTAATTGAGCAAGAAATGCTCTAGCAACTTGGGCAGGATTTAACTTAGTATCTGGCCCCAATTGTTTACGCACCTTATACTTTACATCTGAGGCAAGCTGAGATGCTTTTTTTTCTAGAACATTTGACCCAGCTGCATGTCCACGATGCTCAGTAGGAATATTTTTTTGCACAATATTATCTGTCATGGGAATTTAAAATTCTTTATTTTTTTCTATACTTATTTATGAATTGTTTGTTTTTATTCCCAATTAAATTCCAATTATGGTCTAATGACCCTGGAGACTTTTCTATTACATTTTTTAAATATCCGTCAGTTCCAACTAATGTATTTGGGTGAGTTTTATCTCTCATCTGAGATTTCATCTCTTTTTCACTATACACTTCTTTAAGGTCTTTAAGCCAAGACTTAAACATTACATTATCTTCAGTTACACAGATAAGATAATTAGTACCTCTACGAATAATCTTACCAATTTGATTTGTTGATGTACTTTCTACTACATCACCAACTTTAAATATTTGTCCAGAAATATATTTTTCCCTCAATTCATTTTCATTTACAGCATATGTTGAGTGAGATAGTTTTTTATCTAAGTCTGATTGTTTTGGGTCAGGTAAACCCATTCTTTGCCGCTTATTGTAAAAAACTAGTTTCCCCCCAACATTTTTTGCTGTAAATTCTCCGGTTTTTCGATTATGAAATCCACCATGACCATCTGATACTAATCCCAGTCTCTTGGCCTGTAAAATTGCAATATTGGCTTCTTGTATAAATTCGGAAAACCTCTTCATTTAAGTTGAGTATCTTACACTATTTTATGTATTTATTTTAACTATTATTTGACAGAAATTAAATCAAATAACTCTGGATGTATTTTTTGATATTTTTGCATAATATTAAATGATAACATATTTGATTTTAATTCACGACTTTTGGTTGAGTTTATACTATTACCTCGCTCTTTTATAAAAACAAAGTAATATGCAAGAGTCCTCATAATATCCACAGGATGTCGATTAACAATACTCAAATGAATTGCATTATCCTTTGTTATCATCCCAAATGCAGAAATTTGTTTTGCAAAATCTGCATCATCAATTAATACTACAGGAATGTCATAATTTAACTGAAGTTCTCTTTTAAGGAAGACTTGAAATCTTTTAAGGATTTGCTCAAGTTGAATTCTTGAAAGTGGTCTTCCTTTTCTTTTGCCAAGAATTGACATGATTATTCTACGCTTAAACTAGATTCAATTTTATCATCTAAATCTCGAATTACTGCTCGAATTTCATTAATTCGTTCAGATGGAAAATCATAACTATGTCCTTTTTGAGAATCAAATAGAACCTGACGAACTGCAGCGGCAGAACGAACATCCATTTTAATGGTCACTTGTTTTTGCTTAGTCATTTAATCAAATGTCTCCTTCTTTACGGTTTTCTGAGCGATATACACTAAAAGTCCCCTCGGGATATCGTGCGGATAGTTTCTTATAATTAATTTCCATGATATCTTCAAAACTTACATCCATTGCAATGCAGAATTGAGCAATGTACCAACTTACATCGGAAATTTCAGAAACGATATGCTTCTTAGCATCATCATTGAACGGTTTACCTTGTAAGAGGCACTTCTTAATAATCTCAACTGCCTCACCCATTTCGGCAGAGGCACCTAGAGCAAAGGTAAGAAGATGAGTAAGTTTCACACCTTCACCATCAAGTTCTTTGATTCTATCAATAAGAACATTGACATCAGAACTAGCAGGACTAGTTGTTTGCTTTACAAATTCAATATATTTTTTTGAATCAATTGTGTTATTTTCCATTAAAATTTAAATCCCTCGAATGACTTTTTAGGTTTTTTTTCTTCGTAATCATTATACTCGTATTCTTGCCCAGAGTCAAGTATGTCTCCCTGAGCAGACTGCTCAACGTCATAAAGACGCATCTTTGAGCGGTCAATCCCAACTACAAATCTTTTATTGATTGATTTATCGGAATAACGATTTTTAAGTTGTTTAATCATGACCTGATTCATGTTATCTAGTTCTTCTGTGCTAATAATAGCAAGAAGAAGGTCAGCAGTTGCAGCAGTACCAAAACTTTCTGAAATATCAGTCATTTCAATGTCCGATGATGAAAACCCACCTCGCGTAGTTTGAGTTGCAGTAAATAACGGAACATCAAGTTCCACAACCATACCACGAACTTCTTCAGTAATACTCTTCACATAAGAATAAGAATTAACATTTGAATTCGCTTTGAATCTACTTGATGCACAAATATTCAAGTAATCAATAAAAATTACATCTGGTCTAAATGACTTCTTTAATTGAAGTTCATTAATCAATGCCTTGAAATGTCCAGAATGGGCAGATGCAGTTGGGTATTGTTTAACAATTAAACGACCTTTAGTTCTTTCAAGAATCTTATTGACTTTCTTCTCAAAAATATTCTTGGGCAAATCTTCAAATTGATTAATTGGAATATTCAAAATATTTGCATCAATTCTCTTGGCAATTTCTTCTTCTGCCATTTCTAATGTGATGTAAAGCACATTCTTGTTCTGAAGAAGAAATGATGATGCAATATGACACATCATCAAAGTTTTACCAACATTTGGACCAGCAAGAAAAATATTCAGCGTCTTATTTGGAACTCCACCATTTGTAATTTTGTTTAAGTACTCAATATCAAATGGCATTCTATTCTCTTTACGATTATAGAAATC